AACATACACTTTGATGTATGATACTATATCTCCTAAGACTGGAGAAATAATAGCAACATCCAAGTCTAAAATCGTTGTAGATGAAAACTGTCTTCCCGTAGGTGCTATGTTAGGTGCACCAATATACGAAGTAACTCATTTACAAACTCAACAAAAGATTTTTATTAATCCTGCGGAAATAATAAGATGAAAACTATTACCCATATTCGCGAATCAAAATTTGAAAATTATTGTGATTTTTGCAATGAATTAGAAAGCCAATGCGCATGTGGTCCTAATGAAGAAGTTGCTGCCAATTCTGTTTCTGGTGGCGGAGTTGATATGAATACCACTGGTGTTACATATAAACAAAGAGATAAGCGTAAAAAAGAAGACGTTGAGGTTATGTACCGTAGATCATTAGGCATGCGGTACATTCAAAGTATGATAGAAAAAAGAAAAAAAACTGAGTAATTAATAATGTTATCTATGTTGAAAGTTTTACCATTTATATTAATACTAGCTGGACTAGGATATGGCGCACATGTCTTTATTGTCAATCAACTCGACACTCAAATTGTTCAGCTTCAATCAGATGTAAGACAATACCAAGCACAAAATGTTGCATTGCAATCTGCCGCAGAAATTAATGAGCAAACAATTCGTTCTTTGGAAGAGAATAACCAAAAACAAATTGAACAAGTGACAGCTCTAACAAATACGAATCAACAAATTCAATCAGAAAAAGATGAATACTTAAGTATATTTCGTAGACACGATTTAGCTAGACTAGCACTTGCAAGACCAGGATTAATTGAACCACGTCTTAATAATGGAACACAAGAAGTCTTTAGACAAGTTGAAGAAGACTCTAAGGAAATTGCTGCACTCAATGAATAAATTATTTGCTTTGATAATGTTGATTGTTATATTACCTGGATGCAGTAGCTTTTCTCTGTTTGGTCGTTCGCAACCCCCTGAACCGCTTCCTTTGCCTCCAGTTAAAATAATTACAGAAACTGTGCAGTTAGAAATATACCAACCGCCTTTGCCTCCTGAAATTTCTTTAGATGATGTGCAATGGTTTGTGTTGACAGAAAATAATATGCAAGATAAAGTTGCTGAAGTAAAACGTTTTACTGGAGCAGAGTTCGTTGTATTTAGTATGACTCCACAAAGTTATGAAAACATGGCGTATAACCTACAAGAAATTCGTAGGTACATTAGGCAACAAACAGAAATCATAAAATATTATCGTGAAGCTACTAAACCAAAAGGGCCTAAAGGTTGGCTAGAAGAAAATGCAATACGCCAAAATAATCAGTTAGAATTAGAATCAGGAAATTAATATGAAAAGAATATCACTGCTAATACTCTTATTTGCCTTTACTGGTTGCTCGGTTACAAATCAAGCAACAGCTGTATTGTTTCCTGCTAGATATGATACTAATGAATATGAACTTATAAATTGGATAAGAACTACTGCTGAGCTATCAGTAGATTCATGTTATAGCACTGAGATCTCTCGAGAGAATTTTGAAGTATTGTATAAGGGTTCTTTAGAATTTAAAAACTTTACTCAGTATCTACGAAGAAATCAGCCTGCACATGATTTAGCAATAAATTTGCATTTGCTCGTCGATGAAGGATACACTTTATATGATAATCAAGAAGTATCGCAGTTTTTTTGTCAAACAAGTTTATTACAGATAGCTGATTCAGCCACAAGTATACAACAAGTAATAGGACGGAAAAGAAAATGAATGTATCAGATTTAGAAGTAAAATTTAATAACATACAAAAAATGTATCAAGAAGGCAATATATCACATCAAGAATATGTTGCATTAATAAACAGCCTCAACTTAGAGGGTGCCATTAAGAATGGCGCAAAGGATCTGCAAAAAAAGCAAGATCTCTATGATGCTATTGTAAAAGCCATAACAATAGTAAAAGCTCTATCTTAAAATATATCTGTAAAAAGTGTTGTACATACTCGCCACTTTGATATATAATACTACCTTAATAACATTAAAATAATCCATTTACTTGGACTTATTGTGGGATATTTGCATGTCGAAAATAGAGTATATGGGAATTCAAATAGATTATTCAAGAGATGCTCTATTTGATAAATTGGGAATTCAAAGATTAAAAGAAAGTTACATGAAGGACGACGAAGAGTCTCCTCAAGAAAGATTTGCATATGTTAGCTCGAGATTTAGCAGCAATGCAGAACATGCTCAAAGATTATATGATTATTCAAGTAAACATTGGTTATCATATTCTACTCCAATTCTTTCATTCGGAAGATCAAAAAATGGCATGCCGATATCTTGCTTTCTAAATTATATCAATGATACGGCAGAAGGCTTAGTCGAAAACCTATCTGAAACAAACTGGCTTTCTATGCTAGGGGGTGGAGTTGGTATTGGTTTTGGTATTCGATCTGGCGATGATAAGTCTGTTGGAGTAATGCCTCACCTTAAAACCTATGACGCTTCATGTTTGGCCTATCGTCAAGGTCGAACTCGTCGTGGGTCATATGCAACTTATCTAGACATTTCTCATCCAGACGTAATAATGTTTCTAGAAATGAGAAAGCCTACTGGCGATCAAAATGTTCGTTGCTTAAATTTGCACCATGGTATTAACATATCAGATCGGTTTATGGAAATTATCGAAAGATGTATGACCGATTCAAATGCTGATGATAGATGGAATTTGATCGATCCACATTCTGGCCAGATTAAAAGCACAGTATCTGCAAAAGCTTTGTGGCAAAAAATTATAGAACTACGTATGGAAACTGGCGAACCATACGTACACTTTATTGATACATCTAATAGACACCTTCCACAATTTCAAAAAGATCTTGGCCTTAAGATTCATCAATCAAACCTTTGTTCTGAAATTATTCTTCCAACAAATAAAGATAGAACAGCCGTATGTTGTTTATCATCAGTGAATCTTGAATATTACAATACGTGGTCTAAAAATTCATTATTCCTGAAAGATATAGCTGAGATGCTAGATAATGTATTACAGTACTTTATAGATAATGCTCCTAATACTGTATCACGCGCAAAGTTTTCGGCTATGCGTGAAAGAAGTATTGGTGTTGGCGCATTAGGGTTTCATGCATATTTGCAAAAGAATATGATACAATGGGAAAGCTGGCAAGCAACTAGTGCCAACGTGAGAATGTTTAAATATATTAGGACTAAACTTGATGAAGCAAATATTGAACTTGGAACACAACGCGGTGAAGCACCAGATGCTCAGGGTACAGGAAGAAGGTTTAGCCATGTCATGGCTATCGCTCCTAATGCTTCTAGCAGTATTATTATGGGCAACACTAGCCCGAGCATTGAACCTTTTAGGGCGAATGCTTACAGGCAAGACACTCTATCCGGGTCTCATCTTAATAAAAATAAGCATCTGGTGGACATTATTCAAAGTAAGATTGAAGCTGGGGAAACTAAACAGACAGAAGATGAAATCTGGTCGTCAATAATTTCAAATGATGGATCTGTGCAGCATTTACCAATGCTAAGCGCTGATGAGAAAGCTGTATACAAAACTGCTATGGAGATCGATCAACGTTGGCTAATTGATCACGCCTCTAAGAGACAGGAATATATTGACCAAGGGCAATCGCTTAATTTATTCTTTAGACCAGATTCGAATATTAAGTACCTACATGCAATTCATTATTTAGCATGGAAACAGGGATTAAAGACATTGTATTATTGCAGATCAGAGAAATTAGGCAAAGCCGATAAAGTAGCAAATAAAATTGAAAGACAAATTATAAAAGAGTTGGATATGACTTCATTAGTAAATGATGAACCGTGTTTAGCATGTGAGGGTTAATATGAGTGATTTAAAGGTGTTAAAGTTTAGTGCAAGTTGGTGTGCTCCGTGCAAAATGCTTTCTAAAGTAATAGAATCTATTGATACGGACATTCCCTTTGAAGAAATTGATATCGATGAAAATCAGGAATACGCTAAACAATTTGGTATACGCGGTGTACCAACTTTAATTATGGTTGATCGCGATCCTATAGCTGGATTGTATGAAATCAAACGTAAATCTGGTTTGATCAGTACACCAGATTTGAAGGCATGGCTAAATGAGTAAATTAAACTTAACAGATGAAAGGTCTTACTTCAAACCGTTTTCATATCCATGGGCATATGATGCTTGGCTTAAGCATGAGCAATCGCATTGGCTTCATACAGAAGTTCCAATGTCTGAAGATGTAAAGGACTGGCAATCAAAACTATCTGAATCAGAAAAGGGATTTTTAACAAACATCTTTAGATTCTTTGTACAAGGTGATATTGATGTTGCGGGTGGATATGTTAATAATTACCTGCCTTATTTTAAACAACCTGAGATAAGAATGATGCTTGCAGGATTTGCTGCTCGTGAAGCTCTTCACATTGCAGCATATTCTCACCTCATTGAGACTCTTGGCATGCCTGAGTCTACATATTCTGAATTCCTAGAATATGAAGCTATGAAAGATAAGCATGAATATTTTATTGACATGTCAAATTCAAATGGAACAGTTGAATCAGTAGCAACAAATATTGCTGCGTTTTCTGCTTTCACTGAAGGTATGCAATTGTTCAGCTCTTTTATTATGCTATTGAATTTTCCTCGTCACGGTAAAATGAAAGGCATGGGACAAATCATTACCTGGAGTATTGTTGACGAGACACTACACGCAGAGAATATGATCAAACTGTTCCGTGAATACATTAATGAAAATATTGGTATCTGGAACGATGATCTCAAAGGAAAGATATATACTATTGCCGAGAAGATGGTTGAGTTAGAAGATAAGTTTATTGATTTGTCATTTGCCACCGGTAGTATGGAAAATCTTAGTGCTGATGATGTTAAAAAGTATATTCGATATATTTGTGATAGGCGATTAATTTCTTTAGGATTAAAAGGAATTTTTAAAATAAAAAAGAATCCATTGCTTTGGGTTGAAGAAATGATTAATGCTCCAACGCATACTAATTTCTTTGAAAACCGTGCAACGGACTATGCTAAAGGCGCAATTACTGGAGATTGGAAAGATGTTTGGGGAGTATAAATGAAGCATACTTGTAGTTCATGTAACGTATTATATAGAGTAATTTCTGACGAAGCTGATGATGACGATCTAGAAGCAGTATATTGTCCATTTTGTGGTGAAGAGCAAATAGAAGAGCTAGATTTTAACGACGAATAAGGAATATAAATAGTCCATATAAACACCTTATGGACTATTTATGAATCACTGGTTATTGAAAGATACATTATATTTACCTGAAGAACTTAACCATAAAGAAGTATATGGATTTGTTTATTTAATTGAAAACTTGACTAATGGCAGAAAATATATTGGTAAAAAGTTTTTCTGGTCATCAAAAATTAAACAGGTGAATAAGAAAAAGAAAAGATATAAAGTTGAGTCCGATTGGAAAGATTATTACGGATCATCAGCTGAGCTTGGAGCAGAAATAATCAATATAGGAAAAGAATCTTTTAAAAGAACTATATTGCATTTATGTAAAACCAAAGCAGAATGCGCTTACTTAGAATTAAAAGAACAAATTGAGCGAAACGTGTTATTGAGTGATGAGTACTATAATGCTTGGATTCAAGTGAAAGTACGCAAATCGCACTTAAAACATCTTAAAAAATGAGTGTACATATTATATGATTTGGTGTATAATATACTATATAATACAAACTTGAGTATATCATGATTATCTTAGATTATAACGCAATTGCTATAGCAAACATTATTGTACAAAAGATAGAGATCAGCGAAGATATGATTCGTCATATGATCTTGAATTCTATTCGAATGTATAACAAAAAATTTCGTGATGAATACGGCCAGATGGTAATTGCAAACGATTCATCAAACTGGCGTAAAGAAGTATTTCCGCAATATAAAGCTTCTCGCAAATCTGGCAGAGATGAATCACCTCTAGATTGGAATGAAATCTTTAGAATTATTAATTTAGTATTTGACGAAATTGGTCAAAACCTACCATACAAAACTGTTCGTATTAATGGTTGTGAAGCAGATGACGTCATTGCTACATTAGTAGAAACGACTCAAGAGTTTGGTAAACACGATAGAGTTATGATCGTATCATCTGATAAAGATTTTATTCAACTTCAGAAATACAATAACGTTCGGCAATTTTCTCCAATGACTAAAAAGTTTATTGAAGACTCGAATCCTAATCAATATCTCCTTGAGCATATTTTAAAAGGAGATGCGTCAGATGGCGTGCCAAATGTTCTAAGCCCTGATAATACCTTTGTAGATTCTATTCGACAATCGCCAATGACTCAAAAGAAAATTGCTCAATTCTCTGTACCACCTGAAGACTTACGCTCAGTTATGGGCGAAGAGATATATAGAAATTATTGCAGAAATAAAAAGATGATTGATTTATCACAAACCCCTGTAGAACTAAAGAATGAAGTAATTGCTGCTTATGAATCTTTTCAAGTACCACATTCTTCTAGAGTACTTAATTACTTAATTACCAAGCGGTGCAAATTACTAATCGAT